GTCAAATGAGTGATAACCTAGACGTTCTAGACAAAGATCTAGAAGAAGCAAAAGCGACAGGTGAAGATTCTATGGCTGCAGATCCAGTTACTCCAGCAGGCGGAGCTGTTAAGAACCGCAATGGAGACCTTAAAAAGAAGGTGGATCCTACAGCAGATAAAATCGAAGACCATGTCAAAACCCCTCAGGGTCCCAACAATGTTGGAATGAAAGAGGCAATTGAGGGTCTATTCGAAGGAATGGACTTAACAGAAGATTTTAAGACCAAGACAGTTGCAATTTTCGAGGCTGCAGTACACGAAAAGGTACTTGCCGAGAAAGCAGCTTTAGAAGAAAAATTTGAAAGCGATCTCACAGAGCAAGTTGAGGTTGTTGTTGATGAACTAGTCGAGAAAGTTGACACATACCTAAACTATGTTGTCGAGCAGTGGATGGAAGAAAATAAAGTTGAAATCGAAAGCAACTTTAAAGTCGAAGTCGCTGAATCTCTACTAGCTAGCATTAAAGGGCTTGTTGCTGAACACAATATTCAGATTGAAGACGAGCAGGTAGATGCTATTGCTGAAATGGAAGCAAAGGTTGATGAAACAGTTTCGAAGTACAATGAAATTGTTGAAGAACTAATCGCCATTAAAGCAGAGAAAAAACAACTTGAAGTGAACGCTGCTTTCAAAGATATTTCTGAGGGTCTTACAGATACACAGGCCGAAAAACTACGTGTGCTCTCAGAAGGTGTTTCCTTCGACACAATCGAAGATTATACCAAGAAAATGGTCGCAATTAAGGAAAACTATTTTTCAGAGGCAGTAACACCTGCTAAAGATGAAACAGAATTCCTTGAAGAGTCTGCAGAAGAATCTACACCTGCACAAAAGGACCTTTTGGACCCATCAGTTGAAGCATACGCAAAAGCTCTTGGACGTATTGTAAAATAAAGATTTTATAAATAATAGTAGATAAAATCTCAAAAAAGGAGAAAATTCAATGAGAAACGAAGAACTACTTAAAAAATGGAAACCAGTCCTTGAGCATGACGCTCTTCCTGGTATCAATGATGCCCATAGAAAAGCTGTTACCGCAGTTGTTCTAGAAAACACAGAAATCGCTCTGCGTGAAGGCATGTCTTATTCACCACAGTCATTGACTGAGGCTGAAGTTGGACACGTTAACCACACAGGTAATGTTCAAAACTATGACCCAGTGCTCATTTCGCTGGTTCGCCGTGCAATGCCTAACCTAGTGGCATATGACATTGCTGGTGTTCAGCCAATGACAGGTCCAACAGGTTTGATTTTCGCAATGCGTTCAAACTATGTTGACGGTGCGAACAACTCGGTTAAGTCCGAAGCATTCTACAACGAAGCTGATACAGACTTCTCAGGTGCTGGTGCTCATGCTAACGCTCTTGGCGCTGGTAGCGAGACAACTGGTACAGGTATGTCAACAGCAGCGGCAGAGCAGCTAGGTTCTACTGGCGGCGGTGCATTTGCTGAAATGTCATTCCAGATTGATAAGGTCACTGTTGAGGCTAAATCACGTGCGCTAAAAGCCGAGTACACAACTGAACTCGCACAAGACCTAAAAGCAATTCATGGTCTTGACGCAGAGACAGAGCTAGCAAATATGCTTTCAGCTGAGTTGCTAGCAGAGATTAACCGTGAGGTTATCCGTACTGTGTATACAAACGCTGTGCAGGGTTCTACTGGAACAGCATCGCCAGGTACATTCAACCTTGACGTTGACGCCAACGGTCGTTGGTCAGTTGAGAAGTTTAAGGGTCTAATGTTCCAAATCGAGCGTGAGTCCAATGCAATCGCAAAGGCAACTCGCCGTGGTAAGGGTAACATCATCATCTGTTCATCAGACGTTGCGTCTGCTCTACAGATGGCTGGTGTTCTAGACTACACACCTGCTCTAAACAGCAATAACCTACAACCTGATGATACAGGCAATACATTCGTGGGTGTTCTAAACGGACGCTTCCGTGTTTATATTGACCCATATGCAGGTGCTAACTACTTGGTTGTTGGCTACAAGGGTTCTAACGCCTTTGACGCTGGACTGTTCTATTGCCCATACGTTC